TACCAAGTCGCGCTTATCTCCTGCGCAGCGTGGCGTCCTGGAGGCTGCTGATGCCGTTGGGGCGTTCGCCAGCGTCTGCTGTGGCTTCTATCAGTTTAAGTTAGCGTTCGTTGATTATATTGGTTGACGTTAGTCTGTAGATAGCTATACTGTCAGTCACCAACCAAGGGGAACCATATGCTTGAACCACTTAATTATGAAGAACTGATCAAATCTGCCGAGGGTATAACAGAAAAAGTTCTATTCAAGTCAGGAGCCGATGTCGGCACGAATTATCACGCCGGAATGCATGGGGCGCTGAATCAGGCTCTCAAGCAGGTTGTATGCCAGCACAACCTCCTGCTGAAGCTCTACAACGAGAAAAGAGAAGAGTGCAATAAGCTGATGGAGTCGTCCAAATGAAACACATCGCTGAAGTAATGAAAAAAATAAAGCGACAGGTCCACCCTATCGGCAAAGTAAAACCAGAAATTATCATGCGAACTGACCCTGAAAATCGTGGCCTTATAATCGAAGCAGTATGGCTTTCCAGTAATATGCATTATAAACACGAGCAAATATTTAGTCATGTCGAATTGCATTGCATTCAAGTTGATCACGATCACTTAACAGATCTATTTATTGCTGACTGCAATTCACAAGTTAAGGTGCTTTCAAAATGAGCCTGCCACCAGCAGTACAGCAAGCCCAGGGCATCATCCTGGCGCAGGAGCAGCAATTCAACAGCCTGGTAGTTGACGACAAGATCAAGTTTGCCGCCGAGTCGCAGTTTGCCTGTCAGCTGATGCGAGCCAATAGCTACCTGGCTGGCATAGCCACCAAAAACCCGCAGAGCATGATTGATGCGGTGAACAATATCGCCGCCATTAGCGTCAGCCTGAATCCAGCACTAAAGCATGCCTATCTGGTGCCGCGTGACGGCAAAGTATGCCTGGATATCTCCTACATGGGCTTGCTGCATATCGCGACCGATAGCGGCTCTATCATGTGGGGGCAGGCGAAGCTGGTATATGCGAAAGATCTGGAGCCGCCTTATCGATATGTGAACATGGGGATAAACAAGGAGCCAGACCACCAGTTTGCAGCATTCGGCGACCGGGGTCCGATCGTAGGTGCATACTGCACGGTCAAGACCGCTGGCGGCGACTTCCTCACCGAGGAAATGAGCATCGACCAGATTAAGTCGGTGGCCAACCGGTCAGCAGCATTCAAGAAGAACTCCGGCCCCTGGAAAACCGACTATGAAGAGATGGTTCGCAAAACCGTCGTCAAGCGGGCTTACAAATACTGGCCGCGCTGCGAGCGTATCGGGCAGGCGATCGACTATCTGAACAAGTCCGGAGAGGGAATCGACTTCGATAACGAGCGCCGGGAGGCCGGGCCGGTCGATGTGAACCTGACCCCGGAGCAGATCGAGAAGATCGCCAGCCAGATTGACGAGCTCGGTACCACCAGAGATATAGTCCTTGGCTTCGCAGCCAGCAACCTGTTCAAGCGAGATGTGCAATCACTAGCCGAGCTGACCAAAGACGAAGCCAGCAAACTTTCTGACCTGCTGAGCCAGCGCTTAGGCCAGCAGAAGCATAAGAGGGAAAAGCCAATTGATACTGATGAGGTGTTTAGTGACTAATAACAACGGAGCGATATTGCTTGTTGTCACTCTGGCCATGTGCGTGGTCGGAGTCGTAATTGGTACTGAATCAGATGCAGACTCCAAAACTCTGCTCGAATTACAGATCCATGAAACAGAGCTTAGAATTGAGTTATTGAAACAACAAGAGGAATGTAAGCCATGAAAACCCACGCCGACCTACTAACCCGCCTAGCCACCCACGAAGCCCGCCTAGGCTTCAACCCGGTAACCGTAGAGCAACAGACCTTCGACTGGTTCAAGATGCGCCTCGGCGTTATTACGGCCAGCAAAGCCAGCATTCTGCTTATGAAGTCCGGTAGCCTGACCCGGCAGGGATACATGGCCGAACTCGTCGCGGAGATCGCCACAGGAGCGCCGCAGGAGGCATTAAGCGCCAAGGCTATGCAATGGGGTAGCGACCATGAGCCAGCCGCTAGGGAAACATACCAGTTCATCACAGGACGATCTGTTGAGCAGCTGCCGTTTGCCTATGGCGACGAAGCTATGCGCACTGGGTGTTCACCGGATGGAATTGCCGACGATGGCCGAGGCGTAGAGATCAAGTGCCCGTTTAGCAGCAAAAATCATATCGAGTCACTGGCGAACAACGTGATCAAAAAGGATTACATCGCACAGATTGATTACAGCATGTGGGTGACCGGCCTGGAAGCCTGGGACTTCTGCAGCTTTGACCCGAGGATGCGAAAAAATAACCTTCACCGGATCGAGAAGGTAAGCGGCCCCGGCGTCAAATTGTTCGATGACGCCGTGCCGCAGTTTATCGAGGAAATGGACCGCATGCTGGCTGCGGTCGGGTTTGAGTTTGGTGATCAGTGGTAATCAAATAAAATATTTCAATTACTTGGGCGCGATATATCTCTATTGCTATTTCTATCCGCCCACTGTAGTCCCATAGGTTCCTAGCCTAACCGTCACTGAATCAGAAGTTCCACCAAGAGTAACTCTAAGGTTTAATTGCCGGTCTGCTGATACCATATTAATAGTGTCAACTCCTGGCACATAGTCAGTAGTACCAAGCCTGCCGGTAAATCCTATATTAGAAACTACGTTGCTTGCTCCAGACGCGGTTAGAAAGACGCCTCTGATATGGATTAACGCCCCTGTTTCTGCTGAAGCAATCGGAATGGCCGCTAATGGTGTTGTTCCTAGCGCTATCTCGACAATAGGATCTACTGCACTAGAGTTGGTAAGAACCAATTCTAGCTCAGCCCAGAAAGAGTGCCCTATTTGCCCCATGAACTCTTTAGGAAATGTATCGAAAGAATGGATTGTTGTTTTAGTAACCGTGCCCGTGTGGGCTGCCACGTTGAATGCTGGCAGCTCAGGACCGAAAAACTCCCTAGTTTGAGTCCGGCGAACCAACTCAGGAGAATCACCAACAGTCTTTATGTCGATAGTGTTAGGCGAGATGGACCCGAACGAGATGCCGTTATCATACCAGGCGTTGTTTTCTGCCAGGACGCCAACTCCACAACCATCAATCTTCATGGTCTTGGTGTTGACTGCGCCGGCGCCACGCTTGATGTTTAACCCGCTGCCTGCACAGTCCAAAATATTCACATTATCCAAGTGACCTTGAACACCCTCGTTTATCAGCATCCCTCGATCAAAGTCGTGTATTACCAAGGCATCAGTGGCCGCATCATTGGTTGCTTGAATAAAATCATGGGTCGAACTGTAAAATGACTGATACCCGACCGAGTTCGCCAAAGAGCTGCCATCCCAATCACCACCACGTACCGATACAAAACCGCCGTGTAGGTTTACGCAGCCTCTGAGGCAGTTGGCCGTATGAAAGTTTGTTAGAGACAACTGGGCAGCGTTACACTCAGCACCACTTCCGGTAGTGGCGTTGATGACTTTAATGTCAGTTGACCGAACTCGGCTCTGTACTGCAGAGGCTATTCCAGTTCCAGATGCGTCCGTAGTCATATCAAAGATGGCTGTAGGCACATTCGGATGACCAACTACCGGCCCGAAAATATCGATAGGGAAATCTGACTGTGTTTGCGAGTCAAGCTCAAAGCCACCAACATACGTCCCTGCTGCAAAACTTACTTCCCACTGCCCTGTCAAGTAAGCACCAAGACCAGATAGAGCGGCAGCTGCCGCAGCCGGGGTAAGGAGTGGCGATGCTGAATCAAACCCTGTATTACTATCGCTGCCAGTCGTGGCAACGAATATGATCGCAGGGGTTCCGCCAGCCTGTTCTGAGTGAATCGCAGCTCCTGTTTGTAACACCGCTGTTGTTCCGCTATCCATCAGCAACCGAGTCTTGCCGTCTGAGCTATCACCCGCAACAACAAGGTAGTCAGCCGCCCCGTCATCGCCTGCCGCAAGTCGGCCCTGACGATGAATAGCCATCCCCGCCGTCACATCAACGACAACTCCATCGATGGAGACTGGATTGACTGATGTCATTGCTGCTTCTGTGGCGAATATAGGGCCATATCTATTGTCTCCCTGGTTTACAGTAACTCCTTGGAACACGCGCCAATTTGCTATGTCTCCCGCGAACGTTGCGCCAGATGTGTGGGCGATTACTGCGATGTAAAATATCCCAGAATCAACAACCAAATCCTTAACCTGGTAGCTTGTTGCCGTTGTCCAAGCCCCCCTGTCAGTAATTGCAGAAATAGAAGCCAGTGCCTGCTCAAGAGACTGGACGACTTTCCCGGTTCTTGTGGAGACAGATGCCGATTCATTGATGATCTTATCTAAATCAGCAGCGTTTCTTTGGGCAACATCAAACCTGTTATTAGGTACTGGAAATTGAGATAAATCAGTAGCCATTATAAAACTCCGTCCTTTTCGTAAATTCGTTCATCATATTGAGATAATTCTATTGTAACACGACCGTCCGCGCCGGGCTTTTTGGTGATAACAGTCCAGTCGGAAGCATTAACGTCATCAAGCACGCCGAGCAGATAGCGACTCCCGGCCTGGATTGTTGACCCATCTGCAACTATGCCGGACCCTGTAAAAGTGGCTGTGAATTGCTTCTGGCCGGTTACCGTTGCCACGACAGGCCCGAGCACGGCGCCCTGAGAATCAGTTATTACCGCGAAAATAGTTCCCGCCGGTAGCTCGTCAAGGTGCTCGCTTGTGTCGAAGGTGGCCCCGTTGATAGCTCTGATCTCGCCTTCGCTTATATCTCCGTCGAAGATGTCAACCCAGCCAACCCTGTCGCCTATGTCAACAAGCATGCCATCAGACAGAACCTTGTCAGAAACCGTCCGGCGCTGCCTAAGTATTTTCCTCACTTCCAGGTTTGCCCTGTCTGTTGCCTGCAGGACTGTCCTGCATCCCGCCAGGTCAATTTTATGCGGCCTGGCGCCTATGGATCCATCAACTATGGTTTCCCCAACAGAGTCGATCTTGCGCTTAATCTCTGCTCTTTTGCCGGTCACTGGATCAGTGTATCGCAGAGCAATGCTGTCAAAATCTTTCGGGCGCTGCAGCTTGTAGTTCTGTTTCTGATTGTCGCCGCTGGAAATGTTGCGCCGGTTAAACAGCGCACTCCTGGCGGTCTTGGTCTCATCCCTAAAGAATCGCCACACCTGTCCATCACGATACACGCCGGCCCGGGCAGCGTTGCATATGGTCTGCACTCTTGATCCAAGGCTGATGTCCTTGTCATCGAATGAATAATCAAACCGGCCAAGCTCCTGATCTGATAGCCCGTCTTGAATCTCATACAGAGTAGCGAGGTCGATTTCATCAAGAGGCCGGCCTGCAGATACGTGAAGCGAATACAGGACTGCATCAGCGAATTTCCGCGTGGCCGCCAGCGTTGGATTAAACCCACCACCAGCCGTCCAGGTAGGTAATTTCCTTGTGCAGTCGATATTTATTTTTCGCTGAGATGAGCTGATAGCAAAGTTCGTCGCAACAGTATTTACGTCCACGGTGGTGATGTCGCCGAACCCGGCGCCGGAATACGAGGTCACCGCAACAGCATCCTCCCATTTAACCTGGTCCAGCGCTGAGCCTGCGAATTTATTCGTGGTGCGCCTAGCTCTGACCCTATAAAACCCGCCCGAAACTGGAACTATAAATTTCTCAGTCTGGAATTGCGCGTCAAAGGTTCCGCCTGTAAACGAGTAATTCTCCGTATCGATAACGCCTGTCGGCGTGCCTCCTGAGTCCGTTTCTTGGATGTCAGCCTCGATATT